AAAGAAAAACTCATGTCTTTTGGTCGTTCACTTGACAAAGGACTTGGTGTAGAAACAAAGGGTGTTAAAGAAGAACGAAGAAAAGAACTTGAAGAAGATCCGTATGCCAATGCAGTAGAAACTATCAAAGCACTTGATGAAGATATTTCTTTGCTCAAAGGTAGAATCGTTTCACTCAAAGAATATCTCGAAAAGAAAAAACAATACGAACAAGAAAAAGCAGAAGGTCGTGCAGTAAGAGAAGCACCCACTCCACCACCAGCAATAACACCAACAAAACGAGTATCAGATAAGTCCATATTTGCACCAAAAGAAGCAGCACCTTCTGGTGGACCATTAGCAACACCAATTAAAGGTAGTCCTAGTGAAGTGCCTTCAGGTCAACCAGTAACTAAACCAGCAGGTAACTTAGACAGCATCACAAAAAAAGCGGATCCTGGTGTAGATACATCAAAGTTCAACGGTGAGTTTCAGCGCCGGATTGAATTGATGGCCACAGCATTTAAACAAGAAACTGGCAAAATGCTGTTGATCACATCTGGTTATCGTTCAAACGAAAAACAAAAAGAACTATATGATGCAGACTTAGCAAAAAACAACGGCAAGCCAAGTGGTAAAGTGGCACAGCCTATGGCTCCTTTGGGTCAAGGAAAAGGCAGCGTTCACATGCAAGGTCTTGGTATTGATATCAATAGTAAAGGTCCTGATGGGTTAAATGTTCTTGCCGGCACCAGAGATAATCCTACTGGTTGGTTAGAAAAATTCGGACTGATTCGTAATGTCAAAGGTGAAGATTGGCACGTTACTGTAGGTGGTGCACCACCAACTCCTGATGATAAAGAAGTACCTGATAAAAAAGGAAATGCTGTTGATGTTGAAACTGGTAAGGTTGTTCAAGGTGCCAACATTGGTAAATCATCAAATGAAATTGCAGTTGAACAGCGCAATCAATCGAAACCAAAAAATCCTACAGTCGTGAATGCTGGTGTAACAAACAACACTACAATCATCAGAGAAGAAAAAATTATACCAGCGACAGCATAAAAAAACGCCACCCGAAGGTGGCGTGGCAGTTGATTAAGTAGAGGATTAATCTTCTGCTAGAGACTTAAAGTAATCAAGTTCTTCATCTTCAATATCGGGTGAAGAACGTGGTGTAAAGTCTTCAGCCTTAGTCTTTGATACTGGTGCAGTACCACTTAGACCCAAAACTTTGTCCAGTTTAGACTTCAGTTCATCATATGACTTGAAGTTTTTAGGATCAAGAAACTCTTTCAGTGAATATTCTTTTTTCCACAATGTTTCAAGTTTAGCATCATCACCATCAAGCAAAGGTGACGAACTTTCAAATTCAGACTTATCGTAGTTGCGATAGCCTTCAACTTGACGAATCTTCAGTTTGAAGTTTGCGCCTTCCCAGAAATCAAACGGATTAATTGGCTTCTCATCCTCAAACTGAGGATTCATTGCCTCTGTAATCTTATCAAAGATTTTCTTACCAAACTTGTACAGTCTGACTTGACCTTCGTTTTCTGGATTTTTAGGATCAGAAACAACATAAATGTTTGCAATATAAAACAAACGGCGTTTCTGTTTACGTGCAATTTCTTTGTTTGCTTCAATACCAGAATTCCACAGAACAGAGTTGTATTCTGAAACTGGATCTTTCTGATTCAAAGTGGTCAAAGAGTTTTCAATGTACCAGCCACCTGGACCTTGAAAGCCATGGTCAAACAAACGAACCCATGGTAATGCTTCATCACCATCGGCTGATGGTCCTGGCAGAAAACGAATGACTGCCATACCATTACCTGCTTTATCTACTTCTGGCTGCCAAAAACGTTCATCACCTTTAGAACCTTTGGAGCCTTCTGTGGGGGTATTGATTGATTCAACCGCTTTGGTGAGTTTATCAAACGAATTGCGGTTGCGTTTAAGAGAAGAAAAATCTGACATTTATTACCTCGTATAAGTTAGTATGTTAAATTGTATGTGCATCTTGTCCACATGATTCATTATATACTTTTATATATGTATCGTCAAGTACAGACTGCACAGTTTTTATCGTTTTAGCCGTGTCTTTGTGAAGTATACCAATGCCGCCTGCCATATTAAAATCATCAATGACATCTTGTGTGTCATCAATGAGTATAATATCAGATTTGGCATAGTTCGCTTTCAAATGACGACCAGGTACGATATTGGCTGTAAAGTCAATGTGGTGCCTTTTCAACCAAACCTTTTTCTGCCGCTTCACCTCTTCATGGTGCATACGGCCGCCAGAAGAAGAAAGTATCTCTACAGGAATATCAAGTGAGATAATGTACTTCAATAGTTCTTTACCACCCGGATACCAATCAAGGGTTTCAAAGTTGTTGCCGTCTACGAACTGGTTCCATTTATCATCATGTTTCTCACCACGTTCACGACTACTCAGTGCATTTTGTTTAAAAACTTCTTTATATCTTTTATTGAAGTCAGACAACACACCATCCATATCAAGATATATTTTCTGTATTCGCATCGTATTCCTTTTTGAGTATAAGTTTGTATTTTGTTGGTTCAAATGGTATGAATGGTGTGTACTTCTTTATCTTGCGACTGATGTTTGGATAATGAATCGTGTCACCGATTTTCTTATCCCATAACGGCAAAAAGTTGAGTATCTTATTCAGTATACAAATTGATTCAAGTGAAATTTCATTATGTAAAAGTTTCTGTAGCAATACTGGATACTCACCGTCTTGTACCATTAATGAATCATTTGGACTCTCCTGACTCATCAATGATTCAATCTCATTTGTAAAGGTGTATGTCAACGACTGAATAATCTTCTGACGCTTACGATATTCAATATCAGCATCATTGGTCAGAAGATGACCTATCCATACATCATGGTTAAACACCAAATTAGCAACAATATAATCACGGCATATGTCATCATTTGTGAATCTCCGGCTGAGTTTGTAAAAGTGCCACTTATCTTTGCGATTCTCAAATGCACCAATGCTTGTGCTTACTTTACCATTATACTTAAAGTAATCGTAAGAATCTGAATTGAAGTGGAGTTTAAGAGAAGTGTATAAACAGAATGTTTCATATCCCGTCATATCGGTAAACGATTGCCTTTCACCTTCAACATATTTAAACGTTCTGCTTGTTCATGTATTTTTGCTTTCAGATTTGGTGTAATGAGTGAAGCAGCAACCTCAATTTCCAAACCAGTTCCTTTGCAGTGTTCAGTGATAGCCTCAAGATATGTGTAATCTGTATTGGCTACCAACCGTTCTATCTGCAAAGAGAACTTCAGCATTTCATCTTTTGTTGGCATCAGAATTGAACTTTAATTTTACTGCCTGTGCTGCTTGGCAATTCAGCCGACCAAGAATAAGCCTGTTCAGTTGTTAATGGCGCCATCGTAGGATACTGATTAATCTGAGAGAAATCAATCGGCTTAATAGCGGCTATATCAGCAGTAGTCAATGCAGAAATAGATTCAGTTTTCAAAGCACCAAATGGCCATCCATTGTTAGGCAAGTGGTCCATAGAAAACTTATCTTGCTTTGGTGCGTACCCATCATACTCATTATAATTCAATGGGGGATCATTTTCAAACTCTTCATAAGTTTCGTATGGCACAACTTCAATCGTACCTTCAATTTGGTAACCACAACCTTGCAAAAAGTCTCTCATAAATGAAAGTACATCATCAACATACAAGGCGTTGCAGTTCATTTCTAAATCTCGTTCACCTTCAGCAGAATGGAAGCGAAATGTGAAATTGTGTTCATCACTATTATAACTCATAATATATTCTCCGTTTTATTTACGATTAGCAGCGTGTGCAATACAAACAATATCATCACTCTTGGCATATGAACACCGTACAGCCAATGGGTCAATGCCTTTTGCAATAGCGTTTTCAATATTTGCTGCCATCAGTTTACGGTCATTTAAACCGTAGATACATGCCGCAGCAACGACTGAAAGTAAAACCAGAGTAACTGAAACTGTGGTTATACTACTCAATCCTTTTTCCATCATCTTCTCCTTTTTACTTGATAAAATACTCATGAACTTCTCTTTGCCTTATTATAGAATAAATGTCTGCCGATTTGCACAGTGTATCTCATATTATTCCAACCTGGTTTTACATAGTCTGCATGAAAGAACAAAGCACCTTTTGTTGGATCTTTAAACTTCTCAGTATAAAGATAAAACGCCAATGCTAACTCAGTAACACTATTATACAACGAATTGCTCTCTAGTGTCAAGAGGCCTTTTCGCATCATATCCTTAGGACGATTTTCACATACCCAAGAGAATTGGCAAACAGTGCCAACTTTTTGTTTCACAACACCGCAATAGGTATCTGGAAATACACCAGACTGCATCCGATTGTGTGTAACGAATGCTACAGCAAGTTGACCTAATCTTGGTTCTAGTCCTGCTTCAAAATACATGTTCTGTGCAAGGCATTCTACTTCAGCCCTAGCATCGGGTGATAAATCTTGTAGTTGAACTCTTGGTTCAATCGGTACTTTTATTTGTGCTGCTGCGTGTCCAATGTAAACAACAAATGCTGCAAATATACTACAAAGTAATAGTGTGATGTAACGCATTATTTCTCCTATAAGTTAGGAAAGTGCCGAAGCACTTTCGTTCCCGTCAGGCAGACTTTTTGCTCTGTGATTTTTCTGCTGTGATATTTGAAACGAACCCATTCAAGGCTTGTGCCTTGGCTATGATTTCATTTTCTGTGGGATAAGTTGGAAAGGCAGGATGATCTGGTATTGCTTGCCCGTTTAGTTTAGCGGACTCTACCTTCACTTGCCATTCATTGATTAGGCGTTCTTTACTGGAAACATAATCTTCCAATAAAAGGTCTTTCGCCATTTTAAGAAGTTCAAGACGA